TAAAATCTTCTCCAGCACTTTCTTTTACTGCCTTTCTAGGATCTGAATTAAGAACTAATTGCAATCCATTATTCGGTTTTTCAATGTATGGTAATAATTCATCATTCTGAAGTATACCTTTAGCCATCTTTTCCATTTGTGCCGGAGTCTTTAACTTTCTTTCTCCATACATTTCATCACCAAATATATTACTAAATGAATTAACTACTGCTTTTGGATCACTCCAGATCCTATTGCTTTTAGCTTTAACCAGCTTAAAGCCCTCAACTGTTTCCCCCCTTTCCGCTTTCGCTTTCAAAGTTAATTGTGCTTCTTTAAGAAAATCTAAAATTCGTGGAGACATAGAAACTAATTTAATTAAATGTTCAGTTGGAAAATCTTTTACAGTTGCAAAATCTTGTTTAGCTATTATCTCAGTTTCTGCCCTGACTTCTGGACAATCTCCAATAGCCGGACACCATTTACAATGATCTCCAGCCCTAAGTGGTGCATTAGTTCTTCTTGTATGTCCTATATGTGTTTTAAGTTGTTTTTCAAAATCTTTAAGTTGATCAATAGTATAACTACATCTTCTAACAACACCTTCTGGATGATAAGCATTAGGTTGAACAATATAAGTATCTACTCTATCTACATCTTTTCCTTTAAGAGCACCTAATGCATAATACATCAACTGTTTATTATTATAAACTTCAACTACTCCAACGCCATTCTTATAATCCCAAACCAAAAGCCTGTCAAAAGGTATATAAAGAGAACAATCATTAATACCCCATGCCTCTTTATCCACATCCAGATTAAAAGGTTCTTCAATCGAAAGAAAATGAACTCCAGTACCCAATCTTTTAGTTTCATACTGAATAGCATCAATGTATACAGTAACAGCCTCAACCATATCTTCAGTATATTCAATTTCATAATCTCCAATCATTTCAGTATGCCCAATCCAACTTTCTATATCGAATTTTTTACCTTCTTTAAAACGCTTCAAAAGTTTTTCAGCCATAATATGAGCAGCTGTTCCTTTTGCAGCATCAAAAGATTGTTCTTGTTCAGGAAGTGTAGCAATCAATTTAACACTTCCCGGACACTCCCACCATCTATGACAGGTGGAAGCTCCTAAAGGTGAGTGTTTTATTTCTTGTTCCATGTTCGTACCGCCTCTCTAAACTGAGCTACAATTTTCGACCTTCTATCTTCAGGTACATCTGAAATCTTTTTATAACCCGCTATATTAAGAATTTTCTGAGCTTCTGCTACACCCAAATTAGTTTCACTATCATCAAGATCAACAACAGCACTTGCTTCTGCTTTAAGTTGATCTATTGTTACAGGTTGTGCCGGGGGTGCTGGTGGAGTAGAATCTAAACCCAAAGGATCTTCCTTCTTAGCTTTAGCTGCATTATCAGCTTCAATTTCTTTATTAGTTCTTCGTTTCTTTCTATTTACTGGATTTGACTTTGGTTTTACTTCTGTACCGAATTGAAACTCATTCAATCTACCAATCAAATTATTAATAGCTAAAGTATTTTCATTTATTGCTTGTTCTAAACCCATTTTCTGCCTCCTAAAAAATAAAATTTTCTAAAATTTATTCTCCATCATGTTTTTGTTTCTCTGATAGAGGTTCAAGTACCGCAATAGTATTACGAACAACTGTTATATAAGCCCTCAACAAACCAATTAACTTTACTTTTACTTCTTCTGGTATTCTTCTTGTACTTTCTAAACCCTCTAATTTTTTGGTTTGAGTCTTAACTTCACTTCTTAATGAATGAATCACTTTCATATTATTCTGACCTTCTACATTTTCTGACATATTAATCTCCTAAAATTTTATTAATACTTTTTAACTTAGAATTAATAGTACCTAACATTTGTTCTTCGATTGAATCCTTACATACAAGAAGCTGAACAATAACTTTATCGGCTTCTTGCCCCATTCGCCTTAACCGACCAATACATTGTCTAAAGGGAATCCAATCTACTTCTACAAAGATCATTTGGTGTGCAACTTTCTGAAGTCCATCAAGTCCAACTCCCGCAGCTTTTAACTGCCCAATAAAAACTTTACTCTTTGGATCATTGACAAAATAATTCTTTACATTTTCTCTTTGGCTTATAGTTAATCCTCCAAAAAATTTAACAGGATAATATCTACCTAATGCTTCTGCTAATTGATTAATTACTGATCGATGATAAGCAAACACCACCAGCTTATCTACTATCATTAAAGTATCTTTTATATACTGAATACATTGAGGCAATTTTGCTAAAGCAACTTCTTGTCTTAGTGAGGCAAGTGCTCCCAATTCTGCCATAGGTTTGAAATAGGATGGAAAAGAACATTCAGATTCCAATTTGTTAATCTGAATGTTCTTTTCCATCCTAATGATTTGCACATCAGCTTTAGGCAATGCATCTTTCAAAGTACGCCTCAACATAAACCCTTTCAACATATCCCTTAATTCTAGTTCGTTTGTTGCACCATTTGGCATCGGCTTACCACTAACATGATCATAATAGCCATCACAAAAATGCATAACATAACTTTCATAGGAATCATATTTTCCTAGATGCTTTCTACCTAATGTATATAATAATGGAAAGAGATCTACAGGGCGATTTTCTATTGGCGTTCCTGTAAGCATCCATTTATATTTTGCAGATCTAGCTATTCCAAAAGATCCTAAAACTTTTACAGATCTTTTAGAAGTTAATGTTTTTAAATAATGCCCCTCATCTAAAATGATAACATCCCAATTTCTAGCTTTTAATGAATTAAAAATTCTGTCTCTTTGTAGCAAATCATAATTGATAATGATTACTTCTGCATATTCATCAACTAAAGACTTTCCATTTTCTATAATAGATAAGAAAAGTTTGCGAAGCGACCACTTTCTAAATTCCTCTTGCCAATGAATCTTAACTGAAGCCGGACATATTATAAGAATACTTCTAGCACATATAAAATCACATGCCCTGATTGCTTGAGCAGTTTTACCTATGCCCATTTCATCAGCTAATAAAGCATGATAATTCTCAGCTAAAAAGTTTGCACCAGTAATTTGATATTCTTCTAATTTCATAATTCCCTTTAAAAATTTAGTGGAGTAGGCGGGGCGTAGCTCCCCGGTACTACAGGCTTCATGCTTAACGAAGTGTCAAAGTTTGCTCCGGCTTCCTATACCTATCCCAAAAGGGATTCCACTAGAAAACTTGTATCTGTTTTTGGTCTTGTATATCCATAGCATGCTTCACTTTTATAAGTGTAAGAACCTTTCTTCCAGTTAAGTGATTTCATAATTTGAGTAATTCTTATTGAATCTACTTTAGTAATGTTTCGTGGAGATCCATTAAGACAATCTCTCCAGATTTCCATAGGTTTAACATGCAATCTTAATCTACCATCTACCTTTACATTATTTAACCAACTATGAATCATTTCTGCCCATTCATCTATAGGTTTACGCTTTTCTGCTTCTATCCTTGCCATCTCTTTTATCCTATCACTTGATATGTATATTTTCTCAGCACAATTTTTATAGAGATGAACAGCTTCAGCCCAAATTTGATCTATATCCCTTTCCATTTCTTTAACCTTACATACATAATCATCTGGAACTGTAACAGGCCAAAATCTCCTATTTCCTGTAGGATCTGTTAAATACCCTACTTCATCAGGATTAATTGTTCCAATAAATATGCTTTGGCGAGGTAAATCCTCTGGATTTCGCCTATGTGATAGTCGATGCCTGTCAATTCTACGGCTTAGAAACGATTTCATGGCGTTTATTTCAGCCTTTTTTACGAAACTCATCTCAGATACCTCTATTATCCACTTATTTCGCATACAAGCTACTGTATCCTTACTATGAGGTTCAAGGTGTAGATCAGCATACCAATCCTTTGCAAGAGCTTCTATGAGCATAGATTTCATAGCATCCTGACCACCTTCAAGTACCAATATGTTATCAAATTTGCAACCGGGATCATATATCCTCGCTACAGCTCCTAATAAAGTTTTAGTACCTACTGCCTCAACATAGGGATTATGCTCTACGCCAGCGTAATCGTGAAGCCATGTAAAGACTCTAGGCTTCTCATCCCATACTAAACCCCCTAAATAGTCTTTCAAGGGGTGATATGGGCGTTTGTGCGACTCCAGAAGGATGCCAGCATAGACTCCCGGTATAGAAAGATCATACTTTTGTAGCTCAGCAAACTTACATTGTAGGAAAGTAGCATCATTATCTGTAAAGGGTACTAACATTTTACCCTCTGGATACCAAGGTGGGATTCGTGTAAATTCTACTTCATCTGTAAATAGGTTATATTTGAGTAATTCACATAGTTGAGGAGTAAGATAGAAGTAGGCTAATGTGGTTTGAATATGAGCTTTATAAGTGCCATCCTTTCTTACTTTTGATCCAAATACAGGAGCATTAGGATCTATTTGTTTTTTTTCCTGTGCTGGTATATCTTTGAAATCAGCTTGAGGATTATTAATTCCTAAAGGTGCAGTATCATAACTATAAGCGTTAAAAACCTTTAATTTAAGTTCATTTTCATCCCATTCTGGTTTACATCTAGGATTATATATCTCATCCATAAGGATATAAGTAGCTTCTGGACTTAAACCAAAACTTCTACATCTACAAGCTGTAACATAAGTTTGTTGATCTCCACCATTACCTTCAAATGCAGCTTCTGCTGTTTTCAGATAAGCCTTACATCTTATTACACTTTGTTCATCATCTGAATAGTTTTTGAGTCCTTGAATTTCTTCAAATGTTATAGGTGTGTAAGTTATTAAATCTAATAATGCTGCCGGGGCATCTTGTACATTACATACCTCGCCAACCACAATCTTGTATGGTTTATGTGTTTCGGGATGAATGGACTCAACCCCGACAACAAACCGCCCCTTAGATTTAAATTCTATATCTGGAAATGCTCGCCATTTTTCTTTAACTCTAATATCTTTTGGCTTTTTAAAATAGAAATGAAAACCACCTGAACCTGTTCTAACTCCAAAAGTTTTTTTGAAATCAAGATCAACAAGTTTTACTAATCTGTCAAATGATTCTCGCCCTTTTCTGGGAGTACCATCTTCATGATCTTTAGTATCCACATCAATAACCAAATCATCATGCTGCAAACATATACCATAGTTTTTAGTGAAAGATCGAATATCCAAAAAAGGATTTTGTTTAACATTTGGCCATGCTTTCGGTATAGGTTTCTTTCCATTTACAGGGAAAATTCGATACCCCGCTTGTAGATAGTTGTCTATTGCCTCTTCTTTTTGCATAAAATTTTACCAAAAAATTATTTATATTCGTAGGAAATAAAAGGGAATGTTTTCTTAAATACATGAACTTCATCGCAAGTCTCACATCTATGTTGATAAAGAATACTTTTAATATCATGATCATCAGTAATACCTGTAAAAACAGTATATCCTTTTTTACAATGATCACATTTATAATTAACTTTAAAAGTTTTTACTTCTGATTTCATTTCAGGCATATTTAACTCCTAAAAGAATTATCTTTATAATAAGCTCTGAAAACTTCTTCTGCATTAAAATACCAGTAGTGCCCTTTCTTAGTTGCCGGAATTATATTTCTACGAGCTAGGGATCTTATCCATAATGTAGTTGTGTTTAATTTTTTTGCAATTTGTTTTGCTGTTAGATTTCTAGTATGTTGTTTGTTTATCATTTTTATATACAATAATCATACCTATAATAAACCAGAATAGTATAGAAGTTGGTATAACACTAAAGCTAAATAAATTTTGTATTAAATACCCAACAATAGAGGTACTTAATACTATAATTTGTGGGTTTTGGCTTTTCTTTTTGACAATCCAAAAAAATATTGTCAAAAAGAAAAGCCAACAACCTAAACCTACAAGCCCTTTCTCTATTGCAATATTTAGAGGTTCATTGTGAATCTTATTTTGATCTTGTGTAGGAAACTCTCCTCTTGTATAATAATATTGATACCTATATACTTCACTAATATTATCAAGTCCTATTCCAAATACAGGAGATGCCTTTACCATATCAACACCCACGCCCCACATATCTATTCTACTATTAATTGTACTAGGTTGAGTAAAGAATCTTTTCAAAGGTGTTTGTGGAAATGAAAGATTGAGAATAATGATTATACTTATAATTCCAACTGTAATTTTCCAATTAATTTTTCTCCAAATATATATTTGAAATTGTCTTGTATCAGGATTAAAAAACCAAAATCTTTCTTTATACAGTAGTACAAAATACAATCCTGAAACAAATAAGGCTACAAATGCTGCTCTTGTTTGAGTACCGAAAATTGCAAATATAAAAATTACTGCAAAAAATATATAATATTTTTTACCTTGAGCAATTTTATAATATACAAAAGGCAACACCATTATTAAAAATTCACTAAGAAAGTTAGGATGTGAAAGGGTTGAAAACGGTCTTGCAGAACCTTCCATAGCGTAACTCCCTTTCCAATAATAAGGATCTAAACTTACTTGTTGAACAAGAGCATAAACAGAAACAACAAATCCTAAACTTATTAATATAAGAGAAAATTCAGCAAAGTTATTACTTGATAATACTTTTATTACTGTATAGTAAGTAATGAGATAACAGAAAAAAGTTAAAAGACCATCATATCTTTGATATGTTCCATAAAAACTTAATCTCCAATTAACTGATAGACAAGTTGAAATAATTGCAGAGATTAATATTAAAATTATAGATATGTTAAGAGTTTGTTCTTTAGAAATATGCATAGAATTAGTATTGAAAAAAAGTAAAGTATAAATGCTTTTACTATTATAGTATCAGCCCTTGAATAAGGAAAATTAAAGCAAAGTACAATAAAAATGAGATTTAGATATAGTAAATATTTCATAGTATTAAATAATTATGTTGTTAGTCTCTACCAGCACATTTGAACACTACTATCTAGAACACATTTCCAACTAAAAAACGCATAGCCTACCGGGAGACTAACAACGAATTATTTACACTTACAAAACCCCCTCTCTAGAAAAGTTATAAGGTTTTACATAAGCATACATGAGTATACATAAACATACCTTGTTGTCAAGAACTATTTTTAATTATTCTAGCTTACCAGAATCTTGTAATTCAATGTGACAAACTTCTCCTTGTCCGGCTTTCATTCGTTCTAATGCTTCCTTTTCAGCTTCATCTCGGTTATCTGCTTCAATGTCAAAGCATGCAATATCAACCCACCATCTTTTTTTAGTCATAATAATCTCCTTTTTATTAAACAGCCTTCATGAGTACCCATTTTAAAGTTTTTATTTCTTGCAAACAAATCTTCCTGTCCTCAACTACATCAGGTATTTTGCTACCTTTCATGTCTGCAATTACATCAATAAGAAAATTAATTTGTTCCTTTATTTCTTTCTCGCTCACCATCTTCTCATCTCCTTATTAGTTGTAATTCTAAATCTCTTTCTTCTTCTGTTTTAAACCATTCCATATAATCCCCTGAATCATCTTCAATGCCGTAAATAAGACCATTGTTATCATCAGTTGGTTTATGATCATACCAAAACACCTTAAAATATTCAGGTTTTCTCATTTTAATCTCCTTATAAAGTAGCCATTGCTAATTTTTGTAAATCTAATGCTAAATCTTTGGCAATTCCATCTTGATTAGCAAGTAAACTAATAGCGTTTGCTAATCTCCATTTATTCTTATCTTGTGGTAATGATACAACTGGAAGTGGTGCATCATAAGTAGCTTTAACACTTTCAGCAAGTTCTTTAGAAAAACCTTTCTTTCTCATTTTTGCTATTTCAACATTAATATCAATAGGTACATCTTGCATAGAATTTGTTATTTTTTGTCTAACTCCTCCTTGCAAATCTATAGAACTTTTAACAGCATCACTAACCATAGATGCAACTGCTCGGTTATCAAGATCATGAGTTTCATTAGAAATTGATATAATACTCTCTTCTCCCATGTTAAAGCGTTTTCCAATATGAACTGATCGCATAACATCTGTACCCAACATAAGATTTCTGCAAGTAATTCGTAAGACTACAAGTTCAATCTGTAATGCACAAGATCCGTAATCCCCGGTGGTAATGGAAATACCCAATACTATGAACTCATTTTCACTTGGTTGGAAAACTTCCGGGAGAATGAAACAAATATTATAACGATAATCGGTGTTAGTACCTGTATAAGGTACATAGCCAGCTTGTAAAGCACTCTCAACGAAGCCATGGATTATTGGTGCACCATCCATCCTCCGATAGCTAGGTGAGAGCACTCCTTTAATTTGTTCATCTACTCTACGAAGTAACAACCCATCATCATTTAAACGATGATGTAAAATATTTAAATTATTTTCAAGGAGTTTTGGTTCTCCCATGTTGAGTAAATTATCAGCAAATGCTACAGGAATTTTCGTTCTTGCTAATAACTGATTCCGGGCATGGCGTGTAAATGTATAAAAATTACAATTTTCATTTCTAACATAACAGCCAATTTCATTCCCAACAGTTAATTTAAAAGCCTCCGGCTTTGCTATAATATCCTCTCTCCTATCCCATTCTTCTTGAATTTCTTGTAAAATACTTGGCACTTTTATACTTCCATCTGCAATAATACTATTTAATTTTTCTGCTCGTGTATCCATAATATTCTCCTTGCATAAAATTTAAAAAAAATAAAATTACCTATGTTATCCCTCCTTTCTTTTTTTCTCGAATCATTTTAAATAATTTATCACATTGTTGAATAGTTTCACTATCCAACTTTACCCCGGCAAGACTATATAGCAAGAGTCTTACCGCTTCTTGAACTTTAAAGCGTTCATCAGAATCCAGTAAATCATTTACTCTTTCCTTTGTACAAATCGGTGATGATAGAACATCTTTGTTTTCATTATTCATTTGTTTACGCCCTTTCTTTTAACAATTTCATAGTTATCATCATACAATTTTTTGTTCATGCGATCTGCACAATGATCATCACAAAAAATAGCACCTATACTATTTTCAACCCATGTTTTTATATTATCATTAAAACAGTATTCGCAATACATTTAAACATCCTTTCTTTTAGATACGGATTTTAATAAATTTTCAACAGCAGTAACAAAGCAATCTAACCACTCTCCATCTGATAAACATTCATCATGTATTTCTTCACAATTTTCTTTTTGCTTTAGCACATCTATTGTAAAATCAGAATGAAGAAGTTTAATAGCCTTTACAGCATCTATAAATGTCATTTCCATTTTAGTTAATCCTTAACAAAATTATAGTAAATTCTTGGATGGTGATTGAATTGTAATGATCCAATAGCATTATCAATTTTTCTTTTTACTACAACAAAAGGAGCTTGAAAACCAATAACTTCAAAATCCTTTTGGAGTTCTTCAGTTGTCCATTCTTTTTCCATTGTTCACGCCCTTTCCAATTTGTTAAGATTAATGCCCTTACAGGTAAGAGGGCTTGTTTTGGAACTATCCTCTCATTAGCAGCTGCTTGAAGCATACCTGTAAGGGCTAAGATTAAAAATCTTTATAGTATTCATATAGTAAATCTTCATCTGAGTATTTTTCATAACCAATAAAGCCATGCATTAAAATATCATACCAATAACTTTCACATCCGATATTTTCATCATGCTCTGCTTTTTTAATATCTCGTTCTATTAGTGCATGTTTAATATCATCTCTATCTTTGGTAGTGTTTATATCATGGAATTGTAAACCTTTAGGAGCTAAACCAAAATATTTACGAATTGTGTTTTCAATTTGCATTGTTCACGCCCTTTCCAATTTTCCCCGGATGGGTAGGTTAGCGGAGAAAGACTATCTCCTTTTTGTAGGCTGTTTTTTGATAATAGTAATAGTGCGAAGCATCTCCTTATTTCTTTCCGCCCAAAGGGCGGAAAAAAATTTTTGAGATACAGGAGTTTCCCCCTGTATCCCAATTTGGTTATAATATCCATGTATTGAGGGCAAAATAAAATACATGGACAATGGCAACAATACCTATTGCCTCAAACCATCGTAGCCCTCGGATAACTTGCAAATCTTTAATCCAATTATTTAAAATTTTAAGTTCTCTTTTTAATTTATCATCTGATTCTATTATTCTATCTGATAAATTAGATTTTTCATTTTCGATGTAATCTCGATGTATGTCAATAGTTTTTTCGGTTGCAACCTCTGACTCTGCAATCAAATCTTCAATATCTTCTTTTTCAAGATAATATTTTTTGTTAATTTCATTTTCAATCAGTTCAACAATAGCATATTCAAGATTATCTGCTCTCATACCCATTTTGCCCTCCTATGTAAAGGTTAAAAAATTAAGGCTATGTATTAAACTTGATTATTATTGTATAGACTACAATAATAGTCAGTACACATAAACCTAATCCATATAAAATAATCAGTAGTTCTTCAAATAACTCTTTCATACCCATATTGCCCTCCTATGTGAAGGTTAAAAAACTTGGCTTGCCTCTTTGTCAAGGTCAATACTGTCATCTATGTTTTTAAGTAATTCTTCTTGTCTTGCCATTTCTCTTTCTTCATCAGCAAGACAAGATTTACAAATTGTTTCACCAAATAATATAAGCTGTTCATCATGTAACAATGGTGTATTACAACAAATGCAATATTCAATTAAACTCATTTGTAAATCCTCCGAATGAATAAATAAATAGGAAAGAGAGTAGAAGGGCTGGTACAATCTTTTTATCCTTCATTATGAACACCAGATACTCTCTTTCCCAAAAATACTATTGAGTAAGAGCAACTTCTTTGGCAGTTGTAGGTAACTCAGCTGAATCATCAAGTGTCTTTTCAGTATCTACAACATTTGTTGGTTCATCAGCAGTTTCTTCTTCTTTCTTTCTGCCGACAAATTGGAAATCTGTAGCAACAACTCTCAACATACTGCGTTTCTGTCCTTCAGGTGAAATCCATTGGTTGAGTTGAAGCCTACCTTCAATGAAAATTGGTGAACCCTTAGAAAAGTATGCAAAAATCGTTTCTGCTCGTTTGCCGAACATGCCGACTTCAACGAAACAAACTTCCGATTTTTGTTCACCATCTTCTCCTAACCATGTTCTGTTCATGGCAAGACCGAAGTTAACTACCGCTGTATCTTTTTCTGGTAGTTGTTTTAATTCTGGTTCTCGTGTTAAATTACCCATAAGCATGACCTTGTTCAAATTACCCATAATATACTTCCTTTCATAACAAGAATTAAAATAAAAATAGTTAATAAAATAGTAAAACTTAACAACTCATAATAAACCCCCTTTCAGAAATAAATGATATAATAAAAAAGATAAAAATTAAAAACTACGCCTTTAGGCAGTTTTTAATTTTTTCTTTTTTGTTAATACACATGGTAAACATGTACTTTAAGATTTTTAGATTTAGCTAGGTTTATCATGTGTGCCGTACCTTTTGATTTACCATCCCATATAGCTATTAGAGCATCAGAAAGTTGTGCCATCTGATAATTTCTTTTATATCCAGCACTCTTACCAAACTTATTCCAATTTGCTGGATATATTTCTAACTTAATACCTCTGGATTTAGCGTACATTTCACCAAATTTATCAACACCACGAGCACCACCAGATATTACAACTGTTGGTGTGAAACCAGAATTTTCAATAGCACACCTAACAGTTGTATAATTATTTATATTTCTTGAACCAGCTATAATTGTCCTCATTTGTATTCTCCTTTTTCAATAAGTTTATCCAATTCCGTAATAAAATGAGCTTTTGATTCTCTAGAAAATCGTTTAATCCATTCAACATCTTCTTTATCACAATTAATCCTCTGTACAATTTCTTCTTTTCTAATATCTGAACAGAGGTTACATTTATCTTCAGGTAAAAGTTCAAAATCTGAATCAGGATTTTTTAACCGATTTTGAGCTTGTAACACTAACGACCTAGCATATTCTTCATTATCTTTACGACTTTCTAATGTATATGAAGTAACATGCTTGGGAAGATTAACAGATGATTCATTTAAATCTTTCTGAGCTTTCCATGATTTCCATTGTTTCCATGTAGCTTGAATAGTAGACCTAAAATGTTTGAGAGCTTCTTTCTTATCAGAGAACATTTTAGATTCATGGAATGTACTATTGGAAACCATGAACTGCTTATCAGATTTATACAGAACAGTACCAGTATTAGAATCTTTTAAAACTTTTACATACTTCATATTCCACTCCTTTCAATTAAATTAACTAAAATATCACCATGACATGCTAGTGGTTTACAATAACAACCTAATGTTTTACCTTTTAAACTTAATAATTGTTGTTTTGTAAACTTCATAGCATGTATTCTATACTTCTCAATAACTTCACTTCTATTACCATCTTTACCAATAATAAATGGATTACCCCAAATACTACCTCTACCAATATACACATCATATAATTTTCTATAATTCTTTAAATTAACAACTTTAGTTTCCACAATAACCTCCTTATCCGAAACAATTTCAAAAGAATCAAAAGATTTAAGAACTGAATGAATCTGCTTACCAACAGTCCATTTAAATATTGGTGCAGATTCAATAATAGTTCCAGAATTATTCACAACCAAACCACCACAAGCATAACTAGTAAAAACCCAATATAAAATAGAATGATTATTATAGGCTACTTTTTCCAATTTCTTTTCCTTTTTCTCTCTTTTCATCTCTATCTCCTTTTTAAAAAATTAAAGTTTTGGCTTTAGCTGGACTTTAATTTTTTAAAAAGGAGATGGTTGTGAGATGAAAAGTGAGAAAAAGGGAAGGCTTAGAAATTGGAAAAAGCAAGACTATAATAATAATAACGAAGGTGGATTTATTTTGTCCAAAAAGGCAAAGGATTAATAACGAAAGGGTTTCTATAGATGAGTTTGCCGTTATAGCACCAAAATAAATCCAGCCGGACAACAAGCAGAAACATGACAAGAGGCTTTTGCGATTGGCGTGATTTCTGCTCAACTGGAGATGTTCATTAACTAAAACCAAAGTGCGAGGGAACGAGCATTTCCATGTGCTTTGTAGTTGAAGAGTTTTTAACTAAAAAAAGTTAAAATTTACTTGTTTTAACTTTATTTATCCTTATGTTTTGTTGTTTTTAAGTTAAAAAGGTTAAACCGTTGTTAAATGTTGTTATATTTAGGGGCAAATGTGTAAGGGGGTGTTGGTTAGTTTTTAAGGTTTTTAAGTTAAAACGCTCAGAATGATATATCATTATCGGTTGACCGCTCATTTACCGCTCATTCATTAAATTAAACTAATGAAAGGTTTTATGACTAGAATGATAGGTTAATAGGTAAAAAGGTATTAAATTATTGTGAAATGAAAAAAAAGTATTATATGTTTATAAGGTTATAATCTGTGAATTGATAATACAGAACACACAAATATATTTCATTTACAGAAGTATAGAGCTTTTTAGCGTGATTACCTCTCATTATAGCATCTAAACTTATGAGGCTAATAGAGTTACAAAGTGAGAGGTAAATGATAGGTGAGGGCAAAATGATATATCATTCTTGGTAAGTTATTCATATATAAGCACTTAACTTTTAGCACCTCTCACTTTTAGCTTTTTAACTTAAAAAGTTAAAAAGGTTAGAAAGATAGATAAGGTGTTTAGCCTATGAATGAATGATAGCGATTGTTGTGTGTTCAATCGCAATGTATCTAAGATGCGGTATGTGTTGTACAATTAGATTGAACACATAAAGCATCTTATAAACAATATAGTCTATGACTTTCATTAACACAAAACTTAAGCCCCTACCCCCCTGTTTTTAAAGGGGCTGGCATCCCAGCTGGCCGACTACCTTCTTATATAAAAAAGCATCCATAGCTCTTAGTGTGTACAACCATAAAAACCACAAACCTTAAAAGCCCTTTCCAATTATATGAATATATACTTTACTAGAATAAAAATTTATAAAATTTTTAGAACCCACCAACATACATAAAACTACTTGACTTATTGTTTAAAATGTGTATTGTTTTTAGGCATGAAAACAACAAATAAAAAATTTTAATTTTTTAAGGAGGTAGGGATGAGTGTAGAGAGTGGATATAGAATTACAGTAGCCGGACAGTATTTTGTTAGAGAGGGGGAGAAAAGGCTGAATCTGAAGTCTTACAAATTCGATATTAATATGCCGACTATGGATTCAGCACTCTCCGTTATTAAGAATAAGATTTTGGATGTAGTGTTAAAGAAGAAGTATCCTGATTATGTTAGTTATAGAACCCACCAGATAATGAATGTTGTAGCATTTGGAGATGTTGCTCAGCAGAAAGCAGTTCTATGGCAGATGAACAGGACAACTATTTTAAGTTACATACAGGAAAACGAGTTACCAGTAGAACCAGAAATCTTTGAAACGCTTATGGAACTCAGGGAAGCGGTGCAGATGGCAGAGGCTGATCCTGATAACTTTATAAAGGTACAGGATGCTAAGAGGAAGGATTGGAAGATATTAAGTGGGTTGCGGGCACTTAATCCAGATCTATTTCCAAAGCCTGAAGAGGAAACAGAAGAACAAGATATGGTAAAAGAAACAGGATCATCTTGGAAAGCAGATCCAGAGGAAGAAAAGGGTAGCAAGGTTAGAGTTCCTTTTACAAAGGAAGTAGTAGCAACAAAAGCTGAAACAAAGGAAGATGCCTTATCTGAACTTATGGCATGAAAAAGTATTTAATATTCTTGGTTTTATTTGGGTGTAGTTTTGCAGAGGCATCCGATAAGGGGGAAGCGAAGAAACTCCCGGAAGAGAAATATGTTTATGCTTATAAGTATGAAGATAATGTTTCTTTAAGAATAAGGTTAGCACAAGCAGAGCTTGAGCTTTCATTAATTAAAATAGAGCTTCAGGCAATAAGGGAAGTATTGGAACAATTATTTTTTAAGAAATTTCAATAAATGTCATGAACGCAAGTGATTGGGGATTTAGATCACAACTGGTGTTAATTTTTATGAACGCACCTATTGATGGGAAGTGGTTTTTATTGGCAGCACCACTTGAATACATAGCAAAGGATGGTGAACCTTTTCATGTGCCTGTCGGGGTTAAAACCGATTTTGCTTCTATACCTCGTGGACTCAGGTGGTTAATCCCACGCATAGGGAGACATGGAAAGGCTGCTGTTCTTCATGATTGGTTATGTGAGTACAAGATTATTCCTAGAAAAGAGGCAGATAAAATATTTCTAGAGGCAATGGAGAGTCTAGGAGTTAGTTGGATAAAAAGAAGAACAATGTATTCCGGGGTTAGATCTTATACTTTCGTATCGAGAAAGAAATGATAAAAGATTGGGAAATGTATATTTATATACCAGTTATAATAATTCTTATGCTTGTGGGCAGTAAAATATTAATGGACATTTTAAGATGAACGACTTACAAAAAAGTTATGAATCTTTTGTAGTATGGGAAAACGGAGTACCACGAGTAGAACTCCGGCAGATGTTGGAGAAGGAAAATCTTATGGATCTTCCTTTAGCTGCTTTATCGCTTCCGTATTTACGAACACCTAAAGAAGTCTTTCTTGAGAGAGATGCAGAATTTGAAGGGTTGACAAATGCGGAGGTTATGAATATACGCCTTGCCCGGAAAGCAGCGAGGGGAGACACATGGGCAACTAAGGATATTCAGGATAGGGTTCTTGGCAAACCCAAACAACAAATTGAGAAGCATACAATATCAGAAACCTATGATCAGTTTTTAGAAAGAAAAGAACAACTAGCAGATGATTATATAAAAGAAATGGAGGAAGCAAATGCCGAAGTTACTATTGAAGGATAACAGCTACTAGCGTAGCTTGTTATGGAATTTAATCAGATAACAATTCCATGCAAACGAAGAATAGATGAATGGTTTACATTGTATGGTTTAGGGGATGTTCATGAGGGTAGTGCTGGGAGTGATACGGATGCATTTCAGAAAAAGATAGATGAAATAAGAGATGATGATCACGCTTATGCTGTTCTGATGGGTGATCAAGCAGAGTTCATTCCAAAGGGTGATGGTCGTTGGAATACAAGGGCACTAGCAAGAAGATACAAACAGGGCAGTATTGATAACATAATTACCGAACAAATAATGACTACTAATAGGCGATACTATCCTATTAGGAAAAAAATTGTCGGGATCATAGATGGTAATCATGAACGAAGCATATTTAAACATTACGAAAGAGATGTTTCTTACGAAATGTGGCTTCATCTTAACGATATTAATATTAATGATACTGTAAAAGGGCAATCTGAAACAGCCATCATGAACCCGGATAAGTATAAGAACCCTACGGTGAAGAGGCTTTATGATGCTGGTGTTGTTCGACTTTCTTTTATTAACAGAAATGAAAAGAGTAGGCATCCTTGGAAAGTTTCGTTTGATGTGTTTGTTACTCATTCTACTATTGCCGGGAGAACACCGGGAGGCAAGGCAAACAGAATCGAACAATACTTGAAGGAGTGGGATGTGGATGTTGTTATTATTGGGCATGGGCATAGTATGCCAGCTATTCCATATTCAACGAGTGGGTTTAATAGATATGGAAGATTAATAACAAAGAAGAAACGAGGGGTGATGTGTGGATCGTGGTTAAAAACATATACACAAGGAGCTAATGGATATGGAGAAGTTGCTGGTTACAATAATTGTGAAATAGGAACACCAAAAATACAATTTAATCCACATTTGATGAATATAAGAGTTATTGTATAATGGCAGATATTGAACAAAAAAAAGATGATAATCTTAGATATTATAGAATAGAAATAGACATGAGAATTGAGTATCGGGGTGAAGCTATGCCTAATGAAACTCATGTTATACATCCTATACGAGCATTTATTAATAAGGCAATAAAAGCATACAAAAATGATTATATGTTATTAGGATACGATCCTAATGTTTATGAATTTGTTAAGGGTGAATCAGAAGAGGAGGATGACGATGGTTAAATTATTTTGTTGTGCATTAATTTTAATAACTACAAGTGGGTGTGTACCTTTAGTTCTTGCTGCTACTAGTGGTGGAGCATGGTTAAAATACAGAGGGTACAAAAAAGAAGCAGATGCTTTTAATAATCTTAGGGAAGAAATTAAACCTATAATAAATGACAAGTCCAGAGAAAGTTCATGAACTTTTACAAACTAATCTTCCTTTCTTTTCTAAAGTAGTATTAAAAATTAAAAATAAAGAATCAGGACAGATACAACCTTTTATTTTTAATAGGGCACAAGAGTATCTTCATTTTAGAATAGAGAAACAGAAGAAAGAAAAAGGTAGGGTTAGAATCATAATACTTAAAGGTAGGCAGCAAGGCATGAGTACCTATGCTGCTGCTAGGGGGTATCATCTCAGTACAAGGAATAGAGGCAAGGCAGTTTTTATTCTTTCTCATGAATATCAAACCACCAACAAACTCTTTGCAATGGTTGACAGATTTCAGCATCATTGCCCGGAAGCCATCAAACCTCATACCGATGTATACAATAACAAGCAAATAAAATTTGATCGCTTGGATAGTGAGTATACTACAGGTACAGCTGGTAATGAAGATGTAGGCCGGGGAGGAACACTTCAATACTTTCATGGTTCAGAGGTTGGCTTTTGGGAGAATACCGATGGGATCGAAACAGGCATTATGCAATCTATAGCAGATGTTGCTGGTACAGAGATCTTGCTGGAGTCTACAGCTAATGGTATGGGTAATATGTTTCATCGCAAATGTATGGCAGCGATGAGAGGTGAGGGAGATTATGAGCTTGTCTTTATTCCTTGGTTTTGGCAGAAAGAATATAGAAGGCCAGTAGATGATAATTTTACATATACAGAAGAAGAGGTAATTCTTAAAGAGTCTTTTAGACTTGATGCTGAGCAGATTTATTGGCGTAGAATAAAGATAGAAGAATTTGGAACAGAATGGAAATTCAGGCAAGAGTATCCTATGACTGTACAGGATGCTTTTGTTACAAGTGGAACAAGTCTTGTTAATGGTGATTCAATTATTAAAGCAAGAAAAGCTAAATTTGATAATGCAACAGCCCCTCTTATTTTAGGTGTGGACATGGGAAGAGAGATGGATCGAACAGTAGTTATGCCTCGTAGAGGAAGATGCGTTTATCCATTTACTATATTTGATCCAAAGACAGAAGGGATCATTAGGCAAACAACAGTTGCTGCTCGGTTAGCAAGAATGATTGAAAAACAGAAGGTCAATAAAGTTTTTATAGATGTTGCGAAGGGTTATGGAGTTATTGATATTTTAGTTCAGGATGGTTTTGGCGATATTATTCGAGGAGTATTCTTTAATGAAGGTGCAATAGAAAACGACAAGTATGCCAACAAAAGAGCAGAAATGCATATACTCGCAAGAGATTGGATAGAGTCAGAAGCTGTTTCTATTCCTGATAATGATGAGTTAGAAGTAGACATGGCTTCTATCCCGGATTATAAAGAAACAACTAATGGATTGATACAAATACCGCCTAAGAAAGACATTAAGAAGATATTAGGAAGATCTCCTGATTTATGGGATGCTTTTATCTTGACATTCGCATATCCAGTAGCTTCTAATATCGTGAATAAGGCGGTTAGACTTAAAAAAATTACAGGGAGAAGCCCTTTTAAAACTACAAGAAGATTACAAAAAAGCGATGAGGCAGTTAATTTATCAAGTACAGTAAATATATGGGGGTAGAATATGTCGAGATTCATACAGATTTTTAGACCATCACCACCTAAACCACCACCGCCACCGCCACCGCCACCGCCACCGCCACCGCCACCACCTGAACCTGAACCTGAACCTGAAAAGAAGAAGGATTTGTCTAAAGGTAGGCGAGCAGCTTTGATATCATTAAAGAAAACTGGTGCGAGAGGGGTACAGGAAGAGGCTAATGTTGGTCGAAAGAAAATTTTAGTATAAATTAATTTTATATAGATTTATTGGAGGAAAAGAAAGATGTTTAAAAAGTTATTATTAGCCGGATTGATAACAGGAACAGTTATACTTAGTTCTGTTACTCATGTGTTTGCAAGAGGGGATACCATTACAAATATCCCTATAGATAAACTTGATGAACTTACAGGAGCAGTATCTGGTGGAAATGATTTTGTTCCTGTATATGATGCTTCAGCAAAGAAGGATAAAAAGATTGATGTAGCAAGAATTGATTTTTCAAGTACAGGTGGCTTTAAAATTGGAACAGATGTTTATACTTTAAGTTCAGGACTTGTTGGATCAGGCACAGTAACACTTGCTAATTTTACTACTTACGCTATTACTGATGCTACAGGGGAATCTGCTGATTGGCTTTTTATTCCCGATGGTGGTACTGATGGACAACAGAAAAGAATTGTACTTGCTTCTGATCTTGAAACTGATGGGCTGAAAGTTGCTCCAGATAATTATGTTGGTGGAACGGATGTAATTTTAAATGATGCTGGGGATGCAGTAACCTTTGAATGGTCAGGATCTACATGGATCTTAACAAGTAATATCGGTGGAACAATAGAGTAATGTTTAAAAAAGTATTATTTACTTCTATTGCTGTAGGTTTACTGGTTACTTTTGTAGGAGTGTTTATAAAACTCTATCCTACAGTTGAAGAACATAAAGAGATACTTAATAGATCTTTAGAATTTAATGTTCTTGTTCCTAAAGAAGGTAAATTTTATACTCTTGATCCTAAAACACAAAGACTTATTATTTGGGATAAACCAGAAAGATATAAATGATAAATCAAGCAGAATTAATAAGGGTTTATTTTAGGGCAGCTATAGCTATTTTCTTTATGGCATGTTTTGGATATGTTCTTATGAATCATGTAGGTTTAAAACCCGGAGAAATTGCTCCTGATGTAATTTATAGTTGGTTAACTGGATTAATAATGGGCTTCATAGCATTTTATTTTGCTGGTGAAGCTATACAAAAATAATGGCAGATGGAATAGAGCTTACAAAAGTTGGTGCAATAAAGGCTAAACTTGAAGTTTTAAAGAAAAGAAAAGAACCTTGGCTTCCTCACTATCAGTTATTGGGGGAGTTTATTAATAACCGAAAGCAGAATTTTACTGAGGTTAATCAGCAAGGGGCATTTCTTTCTAGAGAACTTTTTGATAATACCGCTGCAAAATCAGCTGAGACAGCAGCTTCTTCTATACTCGGACAGTTATGGCCTAGTGCTTCACAATCATTTGAATTGATTCTCGCAAGAGGATTAGAGGATAATGAAGAAAATAGAGAGTATATGCGTTTCATTACTGAAGAAGCACATACAATAATGGATGATTCTCGGTCAGGATTATCTGTTGCTTTAACAGAACTCAGTCTTGATGATGTTGTATTTGGTACGGTTGGTTTAGGGATTTTTAAGACTAAAAAGAAAAGTGCACTTCCAATTCGATATGTTGCGTGGGATGTTAAGATGATGCATATTGATGAAGATGAAAACCATTTTGTAGATACAATAATTTCAGAAAAGCCTATGACTATTAGGCAAATGGTTCTTGAATATGGATTAGAAAATTTAGGTGTTACGAATCGGGAAAAGTTTAATAATGGTCAAGAAACAGATGTAGCTACAGTAATCCATGCTATTGAACCTCGAATAGAAGGAAGTCGAACAAAGTTTGGTGTTAAGAGTATGCCTATTGCTTCGATTCATTTTGAAGAAAGAGGAGAGAAGATATTAAGAGAGAGTGGATTTGATGAAATGCCTGTTCTTGTTACTCGGTTGCGTAAAGCAATGGGAGAAGTTCAAGGTAGGTCTTTAGGAATGGCTGCTCTCCCGGATATAATAGAACTTAATGTAATATGGGAAGCAGTAACAGTTGCTGCTGAAAAACTTGCAGATCCTCCATTAGCAATATTAGCTGATGGTGATCTTGGTACTACAACTATTAATACAAGTGCCGGGGCTATTAATGTTTTTAATATTGCAAATAGAACAGGGATTGCAAAACCTATAACTGAAATCTCAACTGTTGGAGATCTTCAACCTTTGATGATAATGATTGATAAACTTACGGAATCAATCTCTAATCATTTTATGATTGATAGACTTCTTGATTTAAATAACGAAACTCGCATGACTCTTGGTGAAGCTCAAATCCGTAATGAGCTTCGTGGCCAATCTTTGGGATCTCTTTTTACAAGAAAGAAAGCAGAATTGTTTAATAATCTTATTGAAAGAACAGTAAGTATTCTTACTGATGCTAATAGATTAGGAGTTGTTAGTGGATCAGAAGAAGAAGCAGCTTTACTTGCAAAAGGAATTGAACCTATAATTATTCCTGATGAAATATTAAAGAAAGCAGAACGAGGTGAAGAAATATTTAAAATTAAATATCTTTCTCCAGCTGAGAGAGCTATTCAAGCTGAAGAAGTTCAGGGCAATTTAGCAATGTTGGAAGTGCTTAATGCTACTGTACCTTTGAATCAAGAAGCAGTTGACAATATAGATATAGATGCTCTTATTAGAAGAACTTCAGAATTAACAGGGGCATCTAAAGAAATGATAAGGGGTTTAGATATTGTAGAAGAATTAAGAACAAATAGAAATGAAGCTATACAAAAACAACAGGAAATAGAAACAGCAAGAGAGGGTTCAGAGATTGCTAGGAATTTAGCTCAAGCTCAAGCAACAGCTGCTAATGCTGATCAAAATGTATGAAGTTAAAAACACCACAAGAAAAAGCAGTTATAGAAGCAAAACGAATTAAAGTAGAAAAAGAACAAAGAGCTAAAATAAAAGCAATGCATGATGAAATTGCTGCTACTGAAAATGGAAGATCTTTTTTTAAGTATTATTTAAACCTTTTAGGATTGTATAAAGATTCTATTACTTTAAATCCAGAGACAGGGGAGGTGAATGATAAAACAACATTTTATTTAGAGGCTCGTAGAAGTGTATATTTAGATATGCGTAAACATATTTCGGACAAACATTTAAAAAAAATAGAATTTAAGTAAGGAGGGGCAGATTATGGGAGAAGAAAGCATTAGTGAAGTTAGTGGTGGAACAAATATGCAGCATCAAACAAGTGAAGCAACAACTGTTCCAGCACATACAACTGCTGAACCATCAGTAGAAACTGGTGATTTTGCTATTCCAGAGGCTTACAAAGATAAACCATATTTAAAAGATGTAACATCTCTAGATGATGTATTTAAGAAACTCGATGGTGCTCAAGGTTTAATTGGAAAAAATAAAATTAATTTTCCAGATGAAAACACTACTGATGAAGATAGGCTTGCTTTTAATATTGCAGCTGGGATGCCTGAAAAAGCTGAAGATTATACATTTGATATTCCAGAAGGACAAGAAAGGAATGAACAATTTGAGTCTAGGGTTAAAGAACTTTTTCATGAATCTGAATTATCAGATAAAGCTGCTACAAAACTTCAAGTAGGTTTTGATGCTCTTATGAAAGAAATGGCAGCATCACAAGGAGAGGTACAGGATGCAGCTTTTGCAGAACTTAGTACAAAAATTTTAGGTGAAAGAGTAGATGAAGTTTTAGCTTCTGGTAAAACTTTACTTGCAGAAAATACTCCAGAAGGAATGGAAGAGGCTGTTCAGAATTTGAGTAATGAGTCTTTAGTTATAATGGGGGCTGTTCTTGATAAGATTAAGAGTAAATATATTGATGAAGATAGTATCAACGATAATAATCTTCGTAAGGGTGGGGCTGATGGGGTTGATGCACTTAGAGAAAAAGGCAGAGCACTTATGAAAGATCCAGCAAGAGCTGATGCTTTCCATCCAAAGCATAAAGAAGTTAATGAAAAGATAACAGAAATATATGCAGAAATAGGAAAATTATCAATGTAAAATATCGGGTATCTGGAAACAGTCCGATGTTGATAGTCAAACTATCTGGTTTAAACCGCCATAAAGGTTAGGGCACTTCCGATGTTACTAAGTCGGGTATAGTTTCTGGTTTGTTTAATTTTTTAATTTTAAATTGGAGACTATATTATGGCTAATGATAATATTGATAAAGCCCTTATCATCCAATTCAGCGATCAGTTGAGGCATGAGTCTCAGCAGATCAGAGCAAGATTACGCCCATTCGTACAGGTAAAACCTATGATTGGGGATGTGTTTGCTTATGATGGATTGGGTGATGTGGAAGCACGAGAAGTATCTGGTAGAGTACAAGCAACAGTTTTTGATGATATTGATCATCTTAGAAGGAAGATTACAAGGCGTAGATTTGCTGTTACACTTCCTATTGATAAGATGGATGCTCTTGCTGTTCTTATTAAACCTCAGAGTGAATATGCTATAGCTTGTATTAAAGCTATGGAAAGAGTTTTTGACAAAGTTGGTGTTGATGCACTCTTTGCTACTGTTTCAACTGGAAGAGATTTTGAAACAGATGTTACTTTTTCTAATGATGGTGCATTTACTGTTACTGCAACTGGTGGACTTACTTATGATAACCTTTTAACTATTCATCAAAATTGGATAGATGCTGATGTTGGAAACGACATAGAGGAAGCAATGGTATTTGCAATTACTGGTGATGAGCATACTGCATTGATGAAAGAAACAGAATTAATCAGCGGTGATTTCTCAAGGAATTTTGTTGTAGATAAAGGATCAATGGTTCAAGCTGCCGGACTTAATTTAATTAAGTTTGCTGCTAATGCAAGAGTACCTATACTTCCGGTTGCTTCTGGAACTCGTGATTGTTTTGCTATGACTTCCAGAGGTCTTTGTTATGGACTATCTCAGGATATGGAAATAACAATTAAAGATAGACCAGATCTTGTGAATGTTAATCAGGTTCAAATAACTGGTATTCT